ATATTGAAAGTATGTATGGTGCTCTTGAGGATGGGATTGATAGATTAGAGCTTTATCAGTTGTCTTTGAAATACCCTGAATTGTACATTGATTATACTGTACCTGAAGATCAGTATGAAGCAGAAGTTCAGAAAGCAATTGCCGCCTTGAAGGCATCGATAGAGTCTGTTTATAACAAGATGATTGAAAGTGCAGAGACATTTGCAGAGCAGGATTATTGGTATAAACAGAAACAAAATGCAATGATTCAGATCGACGGCATAGGAATCGAAGTAGAAGAGTTTGATTTTGATGATGTTGATGGTATCAGGGATCAAATCAGCAATCTTCAAAGTGATTTAGAAGATGTATTATCAGGAGAACTTACAGAAGCTGAAAAATCAAACATTGTTGCAGATTTATACGCAAATCATTCGGAAGCTTTGTTAAAAGCAGGGATTACTGATCTTAGCGTAGACAATTTGGAAAGTAGCTTGCTTAAATTAATCGATGTCTATAAAGGTAAAATTAGAACAGCTTTCGATGAGGCGATTGCCGCGCTTGATCCAACTGAGAACGCTGAATTAATTAATCTATTAACTGACGCTAAGAATGAGTATATTAATGCGATTGTCGCTAATACTCCCTCTAAACAAGCAGCAAAGCTCGATACAAGCGCGATAACTGGATATATTTCTGATATTGAAAGTATGTATGGTGCTCTTGAGGATGGGATTGATAGATTAGAGCTTTATCAGTTGTCTTTGAAATACCCTGAATTGTACATTGATTATACTGTACCTGAAGATCAGTATGAAGCAGAAGTAGAACGCGCAATTGGATTATTAAAAACTAAAATTAACGAAACATATGACGAAGCTCTCAAAGAGGCGGATAGTTTCGAGGAATGGAATCGTCTTCATGAGGAGAAAAAGTCTGCCAATATTATTCTGGGAGGATTTGGGGTAGAAGTCGAAGAGTTTGATTCCAGTGTTATTTCTGATCTTCGTGGTAATATTAATGATCTTCAGGATAAACTAATCGAAGTATATTCTGGTGAACTGACGGATTCTGAAAAGGCTGATATGGCAACTGAGCTTTGGGAAGATTATTGGCAGGATTTTGAAGCTGCTGGAATTGACAGTTTAGATGCCAGTAATCTTGAAGAAGGCATTACGTTGCTTATCGAAAAATATAAGAAAGATGTTCAAGCTGCATTCGATAAAGCAATTCAGGAGCTGAAAGACGCCGGAGATATTGATGCCGCCGCTGCTTTAGAAGAGTTTTGGGAAACAGTTCAGAAATCACTTGAATTTGTTACTCCGGAATCCGCAAAAGCAGCAGCAAAAACAGGCGGTGACGATATTGAAGATGCCGTTGATGATTATGTAGGCAATATTGAAAAGCTTTATGATTCTTTGAGCAAAATTCGTTCTGGCGAATTTACATCAGAAGACTTATTCAATTTGCAGAAGATTTTTGGAAGCGCCATTAATCCAGATGACCTTGAAGGCACGATCAACACAGCTATTAATAATACAATAGGCGAACTTGATAAAGCTTATGATAAGCTTTATATGGAGACTCAAGATCCGAAATGGCTTGCGTTGAAGGAGTCTGCTCATGCCTGGTTTGCCGAGATGGCAGAAGTGCCTGATTTGACCTTTGATATGGAGATGCAGACTTCTGGTTTTGATGCTCTTTATACAGCAATGGAAGAATCTGCAAGTGCCGCAGGGTTGACGGAAGAATCCATTAAGGCTTTAACTGATCGTTATAAGGAACTTGAAGGATTCGATCCGAGCAAATTATTTATCAATACAAGTCTTGGTATGAAGGTAAATACCGAAGCCGCAACTAAGCTTGAAAAGGAATATCAAGCTCTTCAAAAATCAAAGCTTCAAAAGAAGCTATCCGATTTAATTGCTGAATACCAAGATAGCAAGAAAGCTGTTGCAGGACTTACAAAGGGCACAAAAGCTTATAACGATGCTTTAGATGGTAGACGTTCAGCGGATGCTATTCTTGCAGATATTCGGAATACGCAGAATCTGATCGGCCAATATGACGGATTGATTTCTGCTTATAATCGCTGGCAAAAGGCAAAGGAGACTCCGGATGTTGGCTCTGAATATGATGCTATCCGAGACGAGAAGGGCAATGCGGAAGACCTTGCGAAACAAGGAGCTTGGGGATCGGACGATCTTAAAACCTGGGTTGATTTGATTTCTTATCAGGATTTGGCCGCTGCTGGAGCAGACGAAGTTAGAACTGCATATGAAAAGTTCGGTCAAAAGATGGAGGGAACTAGCTATACCGTAAACGATCTTTTGAAGGATGGGAATAAGGGCGTTGAAAACTTTCTGAAATCTCTGGAACAGATTGGACAAGCTGAGTTTGAGAATGGCAAATGGGAATTTGACCTTAATCCAGATGAGATCGAAGCTATTGCTAAACAATGGGGTATCTCTGTTGAGTTCATAGAGGCCATGATGGAAAAGCTGAAATGGTATGGATTCGATATTGATACTTATCCTGCCATTGAAGGCTTAGAAGAAATGACGACGGCAGCTATGGAAGCCGAAGAAAACCTCAAAAATCTTGGCGAAGAATCTACTATCAATGTTGATGTGGATACCGTAGAAGAGGCTAATGCGGAAATTGCAAAAGCAAAAGCACTTATTGAGGAGCTTCAAGGCAAAAAAGTTTTAACCGAAATTGAAACTGCACAACTCGAAGACGCCCAGGCGAAGCTTAGGTTATTAATCTACACTACAAATCAACCTGCCTTCATGAGTATCGATGTTTCGCAAGCAGATGAAAAAATGCAAGGTATTCTTGCTAAACTTCAGGAATATCAAAATGCAGTTAACGAACTTGAATATCTTAAAAGCATAAATGCGGATGCAAGCCAAGTTGAAACTGCACAGGGTAAAGTAAGTGCATTAGCAACTGAAATATCCGAAATGCCTGAAGCAGTTGATATTGGGATTAACGTAAAAACTAATGATGATGGTTCTATTACAGGACTTGAAAATGTTGAAAATCTTGATGCAACTGTATTCTACACTGCTGATACAACGGAAGTTGACTCATATAAAGAAGAAGATAAAAATAGTGATGGCACAGTTAAATGGTCAAATGATGCTGGTTTAGTACATGCTTTCCAAATTCAAAATCATAATACAAGCGGCACAGTTAAATGGTCAAATGATGCTGACCTGGTTACATCTTTTAAGAACGTTACACATAAAGCTTACGGCAAAGTATATTGGACGAATAGTGGTTCTGGAAGTTTTAGAGGAACTGCACACGCAGGAGGAACAGCTTATATTAATGGCTCCTCTGGTAAAGCGTATAAACGTGGGGACTGGGGAACCAAGGAATCTGGTATGGCCCTGGGTGGAGAGCTTGGCATGGAAACCATCGTTCGAGATGGGCGATTCTTTACCATCGGAGATCACGGCGCAGAGTTTTTCCAATATAAAAAAGGAGACATCATCTTTAACCACAAGCAAACGGAAGAGTTGTTTAAGTACGGTAAAATAACCGCTAATGGGGGCAGAGGTCACGCTTATGTAGAAGGTACGGCATTTAAAAATGGATATGCTGGTTCAGGTAGTTTTACGAGTTCTTCCGGAAGTTCAAGTAGTTCCAGCGGCGGCAAGAAGTCAAGCAGCTCTTCGAGCAGCAATAGCAGCAGTTCATCCAAAGACGATTTCGAAGAGATTTTTGATTGGATCGAAATTGCCATTGATCGAATTGAGCGTAAGATTGAATCTCTTGGGCGGGTTGCAGAAAGCTTATTTAAATCCTGGAGTAATCGCAATGATAAGCTGCGCGACCAGATGCAGGAAGTTGCTAATGAAATAGAACTTCAAAATCAAGCTGTAGCTCGATATCTGCAAGAGGCTAATTCGGTAGGTTTGGATGAAAAATGGGCCAAACTTGTACGCGAAGGCAAAGTAGATATCAGCACGATTAAAGATGAAACTTTGGCGGAAAAGATACAACAATATCAAGAATGGTATGAAAAGGCTATTGATTGTCGTGATGCTATTGAAGAATTAAGGGAGACTGAAAGCGAGCTTTATCAACAGGTTTTTGATAATATTGTCACTCAATACGAGGGATATATTTCTGTTATCGAGCAAGAAAAGAATATGATAGAGGCTTATATTGACCAGGCAGAAACTGCTGGACAGATGGTAAGCACTAATTATTATGAAGCTTTGATTGCTTCCGAACGGAATAATCTTAAACAACTTCAGGATCAAAAGGCTGCAATGCAGGCCGCACTCGATGAAGCAGTGGCATCCGAAAAGATTACTGAGGGCAGCGAAGCATGGTATGATATGGTAGGCCAAATCAACGATGTTTCTTTGGCAATTACGGAATCAGAAACTGCAATGATTGAATATAATAATGCAATTCGAGATATTGAATGGCAGATATTTGACAAGATGCAGGAGAAGATTTCTCAAGTTGCCGCCGAGGCAGATTTCATGTTGAATCTTTTAGAACGAAAAGATTTGTATGATGATAAAGGCCAGTTGATGGACGAAGGCAGAGCCGCAATGGGCATGCATGGTATGAATTATAATTTGTACATGCAGCAGGCGGACGCATATGCGGAGGAAATGACCCGTATTAATGCAGAGCTTGCTAAAGATCCTAACAACCAAACTCTTTTGGATCGTAGACAAGAATTGCTTGAATTGCAGCAAGAATCAATTTTGGCCGCAGAAGATGAAAAACAGGCCATTATTGATATGGTAAGTGAAGGCATTCAATTGGAGCTTGACTCTTTAAGCGAATTGATTGATTCTTATACTGAAGCATTGGATTCTCAAAAGGATTTATATGATTATCAGAAGAAAGTCAAAAATCAAACCAAAGAAATTGCTTCGCTTGAAAAACAGATGGCTGCATATGCCGGAGATAATTCTGAAGAAACCAGAGCTAAGTTACAGCAGTTGAGAGTTTCATTGCAGGATGCAAAAGATAATTTGCAGGAAACCGAATACGACAGGTATATTTCGGATCAAAAGGAATTACTTGACGAATTGTATTCTGAATATGAAAAGGTACTAAATGAAAGATTGGATAACGTAGACGTTTTGCTTGCTGATATGATAGAAGATATGAATAGCAATTCTTTAAGTATCAATGCGACGCTTACGGAGACAGCCGGAAATGTAGGTTATACGCTTTCAGATGCAATGAGTCAGACCTGGGGAACTGCTACGGATAATATTACGGATGTTTTAGAGGTTCACGGAAAAAGTATAGAAGACGGCATTACGGATTCTACGACTACATTAAACAATACGTTGGCTGTAATGAATAGTAACCTGCAGAGCATGATTTCACAGTTGAATAAGGTTGCTAAAACCAACATTGCATTTAATCCAGTACAGGTTCCAAATCCGGTAGGCGGATACGCAAAAGGAAAATATAAGTTATCTTCTGACAAGTTGGCATGGACACAGGAGGGACGCAACGCAGAAGCGATTATACGACCCGCAGATGGTGCAATATTGACTCCTTTAATTAAGGATGACAGCATATTAAATCCTGTTGCAACAAGGAACTTGTACAGCTTTATGAACAATCCAAATGCTTTTATCAAAGATAGTTTGAATACGGGTGTTCTTGCAAATACATCTATTTCACAACCGATCAATGCTACATCTTCCAATGCATTTACTTTTGAAATTACTCTTCCGAACGTAACGAATTACGAGGAATTTAAGCGTAAGATGCAAAGCGATAAGAAGTTTGAAGATATGCTGAGGGCAATGACGACAGATCGCTTATTTGGTGGGAGCAGCATGAAAAAATACAGGATATGATATTCGACTTGGGAGGGGCTTAGCCCCTCCTCTATTTTATAGGTGAAAAATATGAATCGAAATAAGCGAACAGAGTTACTTCGAAAAAAGAATATTGAACTTACATCCCAGCTGGCAGAGCTTCATCAGAAACTGGATACGCAATCAGATGCAAAACAATTAATTGCTAAACTGCAAGAACTTGAGCAGGAATGGATTAATGCTATTCAAGAGCTGAACAAGCGTAGAGATGCATACGACAATCTTATTGCAGATATGCAAGCAATAAAAAAAATAATGATTGAAACTGGATATAAGATTCATATTCCATGGTATAAAAAACTAATTATAAAACTTAAAAGCCACTAAACGCAGATTGGAGGTGCGATTATGAAGGCTTACGATTTTGAATACGACGGACTCAAGTTAAGCAGCTTTGGATACATGATTTGCAATTTTGGTTCAAATGGTTTGCAGACTGTATCTGTAGGATCGCAGATAACCTTCAATACTGTATCTATAATGAATGGAAGTCAATATCATTTAGCGAGTATAGAATATAAAGACTGTCTGAAAACAACATTCCAGATTTGCAAAAATGGATGTGGTTCTGGAAATTTTGAAATGACAGCAGGTGAAGAAAGACTTTTATCGAGATGGTTGAATCGTAATGAATTTAAAAAGTTTAAGATTCTGAATGCAGATTATATAGACGTTTATTTTGAAGGCAGTTTTAATATAAGCAGGTTGGAGTTTAATGGCATGGTATGCGGTTTTGAATTGGAATTGATAACAAATAGACCGTATGCTTTGCAAGAAACGAGAACTAAAACCATTTTCAACGTGAAGCCTAATACGGAGCATGTTATAAAGGATTACTCTGAAATTGAGGGTTTTATTTATCCCAAGACCGAAATTGAAATAAATGAAGCAGGCACACTTGAGATTTATAATGCATCTGAGGATCGAACAACTGCAATTAGAGATTGTCTAGCCGGAGAAAAGATTATTATGAATTATCCGGTTATTACAACAAGTGCGCCTGGACATAAAATTCAAAATGATTTTAATTGGAAATTCTTTAGGCTTTTTAATTCATTTAGGAATAGCGGAAATAAGATTACAATTTCTTTGCCATGCACAATGAAGTTATCTTATTCGCCTCCTGTAAGATTGAGTTTATAAGGAGGGAAGGATATGGTACATGCACTTTGTTTTGACAACATGAATCATTTAGAACCGCCTACCTTATTATTAGCTAATCGCAATGGTTATGTCCTTGGTTTGCTGCAAGCCGAAAATATAAAAAGCAAAGGCAGTATGATAAGCGCCGATGAAATTTCTTTTACAGCACATAAGTTTATAGATGGCGTGAAGGATTGTCTTTGGGATAATATCGTTGATTATAAATTGGTATGGTATAAAGAAGTAGACGTATGGTTTGAGCTTAAAGTTGATATCGATGAAACAAATGAAACCATTAAAAATGTGGTCGGAACTCAACTTGAATATGCAGAGTTGGGGCAAATTAAGCTTTTTTCTATAGAAATAAATACTGAAGCAGACATTGCCAGAGATGATTATGAAAAACCTACGGTTCTGTATGATCCAGATCACCCGGAGATTTCATTGCTTCACCGAATCGGTGAAAAGGCAAAGCATTATGAAATCGCACATGTAGATACGACAATTAAAAATATACAGAGATCGTTTTCTTTTGATGATATTACAATTTTAGAATCACACCAGCAAATAGCAGAAGAAATAGGATGCTTATTTGTATACAGTTCTTATTTAGATGAATATGGAAAACTGCGTCGAACATATTCGGTATATGATTTGCAGTCAAATTGCAGAAACCCGAAATGTAACCATAGGGGCGAATTTACATCGAAATGTCCTAAATGTGGAGGCATAGATATTGACGAAGGATTCGGAGAGGATACCACAATATTTATTACTGCCAACGAATTAGCAGAAGAGGTTCGATTTTCTACCGATACGGATTCAGTAAAAAACTGTTTTAAGTTAGAAGCCGGAGATGAGTTGATGATGGCTGTGATTCGCAGCTGCAACCCAAATGGCACTGACTATCTGTGGCATATATCAAAAGCAATGAAAGAAGACATGTCGGATGATTTGGTAAACCGAATTGAAGAATATGAAGCGGAGTATTCAAAATATGAAACTCAAGAAATTTCTATTGATTCAGGAAAACTAAGCCGATACAATGGCTTAATTGAAAAGTATTCAAGAAAGAATACAGATCTTGAGGGTCTGCCGGAAAGAATTAGTGGATACGCCGCTATGACGGAAGCATATTTTAATACAATAGATTTTAAGTTGTATCTTGAATCTTCGCTTATGCCTAGTATTGAAATGAGCGAAATAAAAGCTTCTGATGAAATTAAGAAATTAACTGCCAGCAATTTATCTCCTGTAGCTGTTCCAGATATATCAGTTATTTCGAAGGCTAGTGCGGATAGCGCTGTTCTTTCAATGGCGAAAATACTTGTAAATTCAAGGTATAAAATAAGAATTATATCATCTGATGATTTAGTGTCGAAGGTCGGAGACGATGGTATAAAAATATGGAATGGCCGTTTTGCAATCACAAACTTTTCTGATGAGGACGATAATGCTGAGACCGAAGAAATTGAAGTTGAAATTAATGATGATTACGAGCAGTTTATAAAACAAAAGCTTGAACTAGCAATTCGAGACGAAGAAACCGATGATTTGAGTTTTTCAAGTTTATTCAAGCTGAATCATAATGATGAAAACGAACACGAGATTGATCCGAATACCGGAAGCATGGAATGTCAGTTTTGTAATGAGCTGACGAAATATTCTTTGAATCGATTGAAGGCATTTTATGATGCATGTCAGGCTTGTATTGACATTTTGATTGAACAAGGCATCGGCAATGAGGAATCTTGGTCTGGAAAAGAAGGTGAAGGGAATCTTTATCAGAGCCTTTATCTTCCGTACTATAATAAGCTAAATTGCATTGATAGAGAAATTAAAGTCAGAGAAACTGAAATCAAAACAATCACACAATTGCAATCAGAAATTGAAGAAATACAAACTGTGATACATCAGGCTCTTAATTTCGAAGATTATTTAGGCAAAGATTTATGGTGTGAGTTTTGCGCTTATCGAAGAGAGGACAAGTATTCGAATGCAAACTATATTTCTGATGGCTTAAACAATTCAGAACTCTTTCAGAAGGGATTCGAATTTTGGGAAACTGCAAGAAATGAAATTTATAAATCTGCTGAGTTACAACATTCAATTACCAGCTCTTTGAAAAATCTCCTTGGCAATAGCAAGTTTAAAGTTTTGCTCAATTCATTTATGCTTGGGAATTGGCTGCGTGTTGAATGCGATGACGGAATCTATAAATTGCGATTTCTTGAATACGAAATTGATCATGATTCTCCCGATAGTATCGCCGTTGAGTTTTCTGATGTGACAAAAATCAGAAATGGAATTAGCGATCAGCAATTTTTGATTTCTAAAATGGCTGCTGTTACAGGTTCGTATGGTGCGGTGCAGAGACAGGCAAAACAAGGTTCAGAAAGCAAAGGGATATTGGATAATTGGGTAGAAGACGGACTTGATGCGACAAATATAATGATCACTGGCGGTTCGAAACAACAAACCCAAAAGTGGGATTCACACGGCATGTTATTTAGAGCTTATGACCCGATTACGGAGACATATGCTCCGGAGCAAACAAAGATTATCAATTCGACAATAGCTATAACGAACGACAACTGGAAAACAACCAAGACTGCTATTGGACTTTTTAGCTATCGTGATCCATCATCAGGAGAATTAAAAAAAACTTATGGCATTAATGGCGAAACCATTGTAGGTAAGTTTTTACTTGGTGAAAATCTAAGCATGCAAAATTCTGATGGAAGTCTGGTTTTTAATGATAATGGGCTGATAATAACCAGTGTTACCGACGACGGCATCGGAACAATGGAATTTGGGCAAGATGGGTTAATTGTTCAGCGTGATAATAATATGATTAAAATCAGTCCTCAATCCAATGAAATTATGGACATTAAGATTGGCGAAGAACATGTCTTTCTTGTTGATGACGATGGAAATTTGCGCATTAATGGTCATATTATGGCACGAAGTTTGGCATTGGGAAACGATGTTACTATTGATTCAAGCGTTGTTACTGGTTTGCATGAAGTCGCTTTTAGCGGAGATTATACAAAACTGGATAATTTGCCTAATTTAAAGCAAGTTGCAACCACTGGTGATTATAATGATTTATTGAACTTACCAACATTGTTTGACGGCAAATATTCAAGCTTAATTGGTGCGCCAAATCTAGCAAAGGTAGCTACTTCGGGAAGCTATAATGACTTGTTAAACCTGCCAAGTATTGCAGAAACAGTTGTCCAAAGCAATACAAGTAATGCCGTCAGCGGCAAAGCAGTATATGATTATGCCTTGCCGAAGAGTCTTGGAAGCGCTAATGCGAATAAAATTTTATATACCGACACAAATGGCAATGCATCATTTATTACAATAAGCAGCTTAAAAACATTGCTTGGAATTGAGTGAGCGAGGTAAAAATATGAATGAAGGTAAACCGCTTTCTATGTTGTGCGAAGAATTTAGAAACGCGATTGCAAATACAATTAATAATTCTCAATTGCCAGCTTATATAATTGAGCCGATATTGAAAAACTATTGGAATGACGTAAGAGCAATTGCAAAGCAGCAATATGAAACTGAGAAAGCAAATTTTGAAAATCAAATTAGTATTAATACGAAATCAGATATGACGGGTTGTGAATCTCATGAGATATATGACGAAAGAAGAGTATATTGAAAAATTTAAGAATCTGCATGCGCGAAATGTGCAGATCATGCGAAGAAGGAAGCTTCGAGAAGAGAGGTTTAAACTCTTCCCTAAAATCAAATGGCCTAGCACCAGCAAACTTGTTTTGTGGGGTGTTTTTTTGATTTGTATTGAAATGCTTGCATTTTCGCAATATGCGATGATTGCGCTGGGTGACGCCAGCGCAATGTATGTGCTGCTTGGTATTCCTGCGGCATTGATACCTACATGCCTTGGATATTTTAGCAAGGCGAAGGCTGAAAACACAATCGGTGGAATTACATATGAAACTGTGATTCGGCAAAATAAGACCGATTGCCCCGAAGAAGCCGTAGGATAACGGAGGGATAAAATATGGTGATTTTGAATGGCATTAAGAATTTTTTGCAGTTTGTAAACGATAACTGGACAATGATTGCGGCGATTGTTTTGCTTACATTGGCCCTGGCGAAAAAGATTATGAATTTCATGGGCAAGAGCAATGAAGAAAAGATTGCGATTGTAAAGAAGCAGATTCGTGAGTCCATGCTGAAATTTGTAACTGAAGCTGAAATTGATTATCAGGAATGGATGAGCGCTGGCAAGATTAAGCGCAGCCAGGTAATCAATTTGATTTACGAAAAGTATCCTGTGCTTTCAACAGTTGCGGATCAGGATGAACTGATTGCCTGGTTGGATGCAATGATTGATGAATCGCTTGCGATGATGCGCGAAATCTTCGAACAGAATGCAAAGGATACTGCGATAACGGAAGACGCATAAACCATAAACGAGTATATGGGGAGGGCAAACTTTCCTCCCCTATTTCTTACAAGGTGTAGTTTAAAAAAGTGAATTTATTAATGAGGAAGAATTGCAATAGTGAAACGAGGGTTTCAGGCAGTTTCTAAAGGCATCATATCATGTATGGATGCCTTTTAATTTATATGAAAGGCATGGTGTATATGCGATATGGGTTACTTTGAGTATTTGGGCTTGCCAGCAAAAGTAGGATTGGCGTTGGCAGCATTATTTTTAACCTCGCAGGTGGTTGGCGAAATATTAGAATTGAAGGGCAAAGTTGTTCCGGAGTTTTTAAAGCTGAGAAAAATGTATAAGCGTAGAAAGTCCGAGAGAGAGGCGCTGGCAAAATTACCAGCTTTGATTGAGACATTTGAGCATGTGCCAGAAACACTAAAGGAAGTTAGATCATTATTAAATGAGGTGAACCAGCATTATAGCAGTGATAACATTGCAAAGCGTGATTGTTGGATCAAGGAAGTAAATGAGCATATTAACGAAAGCGAACAGAAACGCGCCGCACAAGATGCATTAATGCGAGAGTTAGGCGAAAAGCTTGATAGGAATACCGAAATGACGCTTTCGATTTCTATAGAAAATAAGCGTAAGGAAATCATTGATTTTGCGGCTTATGTGGCAGAAGAGAAGAATCCTGTAACCAAAGAACAATATACACGAATTTTTAAATGTCACAGAGAATATGAGGAAAGTATTTCAAGAAATGATCTTACAAACGGAGAAGTAGATATTGCAATTCGGATTATCAAAGAATCTTATGAGAATCATTTGAAGAATCATACTTTTATTGAAGATATTCGTGGATACGATGTTCATTAACGCTGGATTTCTTTTACAATTACATGGAAAGGAAGATATACGATGGCAGTTAAAATTGGGAATGCATCAATTAGTGAAAATGGGTCGATTTCAGGCAAAGCTGGCGATCAGACTGGAAGAGAGGTCTATATTAAAAATTGGAAAACTCGTTCTGGAGGTTGGGTAACTCTTCGTTGTAAAAATGTAGCAATGAGAGAATACATCGCTGAAGCCATGGAAAAGGCATGTAAAAATGACGATATCGGATACGACCAGTACGATAATGATTCTCTTTGGGATAACGTAAAAGACAAAGGATTTGATCCAAGTAAGACAACTAAAAAAGTTGAAACCGATTGCGCACGACTTGTTCGTGTATGTGTTCAGTATGCAGCTGTTAAAGTAGGATTGGACATTACTATTCCTGACTTTTATACTGCAACGCTTGTTTCAAAACTTATGTCTACTGGTTTGTTTGAGAAGATGAGTGCAAGCAAATATGGTTCTTCTAGCGCTCTGTTGGAGCGCGGAATGATCCAATGCTCGAACGGGAAAGGTCATACTTGGATTATTCTTTCAAATGGAGATAAGGTTGGCTCTACGACTGCGGCTCCCGGAAATGCATTGGAGTTTGGAGACAGGACTCTTGAAAAGGGAGACAAAGGCGATGACGTAAAAGAACTTCAGCAATATTTGATGAAGCTGGGCTATAAGTTGCCTAAGTACGGCGATGACGGAGATTTCGGCAGCGAAACATTGACAGCCGTTAAGCAGTTTCAAAAGGACAAGGGACTGGAAGTAGACGGTATTGTTGGTAAAAATACCACCGCTGCCCTGAAAGAATTGATTGGAACAAAGACGAAAAAGGTTGTTGTAACAGGCGGAAGGGTAAATGTGCGAAAAGGATATAACACAGATTATGATATTTTGTTTACCGCCAGTAAGAACGACGAATTTGTTTGGATTTCTACATCTACCCAAAATGGATGGCATGAGATCAAAACGAATAAGGGCGACGGTTGGATCAGCAATAAATATTCAAAAGTAATTGAAAAATAATATTTAGATGCAAGATATAAAGAAAGGAGGATGAATGACATGGACTTAGCGATAATCAAACATATTAAAGTTGATTTTCACGATTCAAGATATATATCTGTTAATGCCAAACAATTTGACGAAGGTTCTCGTTATATTTTAGTTTCATGTTATAACCAAGGCAAATTTCATCGTTTGGATCAAATGTACAACATGGCGTTCATTAGGTATCGCAAACCAGATTTGAAAAATGTATTTAACATGTGTCAGATTAATGAGAATGGTGAAATCCTTGTTGAGCTCACGATGCAGATGCTGTCTGAACCAGGTGGATGTTACGCAGATTTAGTAATCGTTCGCAACGAGCCCATTTCTCCTTCAAGCATTACGTTTAATAGCGGAGAATTGTTATCCAACGAAAATACACAAATTTTGTCTACTATGCTGATTTGTGTCAATTGTATTCAAAACGCTGTTGATAATAGTGAAATTGAATCTTCGGACGAATACAATGCCTTGAATGAATTGTTGATTAAGGCGACAACGGATTATTCTTATGTTATGACTGCGTGCAAGATATCGGCTGAAAATGCATTAGCCTCTGAAGATGCAGCTGCTTTATCGGAAAATAAGGCCGCTATTTCAGAGCAAAACGCATATGATTCAGAGGTAAAAGCCAAAGAATCTGAAATGAACGCTGATACTTCAGAGACAAATGCTCTGACTTATTCAAATAACGCCAAGATATCGGAGGAACATGCATTGGCGTCCGAAACGCATGCCGCAGAATTTCAAGAAGCTGCGGAGACAAGTGCCAAAGAAGCAGATAATTCTGCTTCAATATCTATTGAAAATGCAAAAATTGCGACGGATAAAGCCCTTGAAAGTAATGATAATGCCTTAATGGCAAAATCATATGCTGTCGGAAACGCAGGAATTAGAGTGGACGAGGACAACGACAATGCCAGATATTATTTCCATCAAGCCAAGGCAATTAAAGAAGGCTTGGACGGGGCTTTTCTGGCTATGGGCACAATTGAATTTTCTCAATTGGATAGCGTTACATGTGAAACCGGATATGTATATCATATTGTAGATGCATTCGTTACGGATGAAAGATTTAAGCAAGGCGCAGGACTTTCCTTTGGTGGTGGCACAAACGTTTATTATACGGCGGATGGCTATTGGGATTGCTTTGTCGGTGAATCTACAGTAGTTGTTGATGATGGCATTGGCCTGATTGTTACTGACGATGGAGAAGGAAATGTGACTATTACCGGATATTCTGACTATTTATCAAGCAGCAGAATTATTGAGGAACTTAAAGCAAGGATAGAAACTTTAGAAAATCAGCTTGCATCTGATGCAAGCAATTAAATGGAGGTGATTATATGTACGTCATATTGGCTCATGATGATAATACTTTGTCAGCTCCTGTTAAACAACGCATTGTGCAACGGAGCAAGCTGGTTGATACTATGTGGTTTTTGGTTAAGCCTGTATACAATGGACATGATCTTTCATCTGCTACGGTATTACTTGAATACTTAAAACCAACGAGTAAAAAATATGAAACCGAAGTGCTCAGACTGGCAAAGGATAAATACGAGGATCATTTAAAATATGTCTTGCCTGTTGATACCAAACTGACAGATGAGGCTGGAAGTTTAGAGTTGCAACTTAGTTTTTTGTATGTGGACATTGATCCAGATGGCAATCCTGTGCAAAAAGTGCGCAAAACAGCTCCAGCGCTGAAAGTGGAAATTGTTCCAATTAGTGCTTGGAGCGACATTATTCCAGATGGTGCATTAAGCGTTATTGATCAAAGGCTGCTTAAAGTAGATGCGCAAATTAAGGCGCTTGACGATATGAATACCATTTTGATTGACGGCAAGGCAGATGATTTGACTTACGACAATAATAAGTTACAGTTGTTGGCAAATGGAAAGCGTATTGGCAGCGCGGTGAATATTGCATCTGGAGATGGTTGCGGTAACGAGGATGGAGTTCCCGTGATTGACTTTAGTACCGTAAAGGATGAAGCCCCAGATGAGTTGGAGCACGTTGATAACGTGGTCGAATTTTAATAATTTCTAAAAAAGAGGACGAAGCATGCCTCTTTTTATTTCGTTAGAAGGAGGATGGATATTCATGGCTTTATCTTTTGAAGATTCATTAAAAAAAGCTTTGGAGGAAAGCAGAACAGAGAATGCAGGAATAGCTGTTGCATCATTTGAGCCGGACAATTATATGGTTGCTTCTGCTGATGTTGGAGAAGAACTTGCTGCGATTCCTGATACAATGGAAGAAACCAGTGGCATGATAGCGGCATATGACGGCTGGATGAAGCCAAACAATGCTTCGTTCTATACATATTATAATGACGAATACTACGACGATGATTATTCAATTGTAGATGATAAAAAGAACATCGAACTTAGTTCGGAACAGATTAATCTTACACAAGAAAATAATTCGCAGTATATACCATTTCAAATTCCGCGATTCTATGACGGATACGATTTAACTACCACTGAGATTTCGATATATTGGGTTAATAAGAATCAAAGCGGATGCAGTTCAATCCCTGTTGATGTTTTTTATAATTCGGAACATATAAGGTTTGCATGGTTGATTGACAATAAAGTAACTGCATTAGCAGGTAAAATTGAGTTTGAGATTCAAGCCAGCGGAACTAACTCTCAGGGTTTGCCTTATTTGTGGAAAACAAAGAAAAACGATGGTATCAACGTAATTCAGGCATTAGAAATCAAGAAGTTTATAGAACCGGACGAAACATGGCAGGAAAGTTTTATTCGAAGGATTTCTTCTCAGGTCGGGATGGTTTCAAGCGCCAAAGACGAAGCGGTTGCTGCTGCAAACGAAGCAAAAAAAATAGTCACTGAATTACAGAATGGCATTGACAACGAAGTTCAAAAAGCTATCGGCGATAATTACTATACCAAGGACGAAGTAGATACAGCAATAGCAAATGCAGATGTTGATTTGACAGGTTACGCTACGGAAGAATTTGTTCGAGAACAAATTGGCTCCATTCCTGCGCCAGATTTAAGTTCTTATGCATTGAAGAATGAATTGCCTCAAGTTCCTGAGAATATATCTGCATTTCATAATGACGCTGGTTATTTAACTGAACATCAGAGTCTGGAAGCATATGCGTTGAAATCACAGATTCCAAGCATTGAAGGATTGGCTTCGGAAGCATTTGTTCAGGAACAAATTGAAAATGCTGATCTTGACAGTTATTATAAAAAAGAAGAAACATATAATCGAGATGAAATCGATGAAAAAGTTACAAATGTAAGTATCGATCTGACTGGTTATGCGACGGAAAAATATGTGGACGATAAGGTTGCACCGATTTCTTCCTCTGTTTCTACAAATGCAGATAATATTTCTTCTTTGAGTACAACCGTTGGTGGCCTACAAAAGACTGTTGGTTCTATTGACACTTCGCCTCGTCTCACTTACGATGTGGCTTACAATGACACAGATGATTCAGATGTAGGTGAAAACGTATTTGTTTTCTATGAAATTGAAAACGAAGGCACAGAAAAGGAAGTCAAGGAAGCAAAGAAGAAATTCACAATTGTTGGCGGCAGTGGCGGTTCGGCTACGAGCAGCACATTGAAAATTGGTTATGTGACTACATCTCCCCTTGTTGTCACTACAAACGATAATGCGATTATCTCATACACCTTTTCCGGCACGGATTCTTCCGGCGATGCTGTGCCAGAAGGAATTGCGACATGGAAGGTTGCTGGCAGAATCGTTGCAACAAATACTGCAATTGCTGGCGAAAACTCTTTTGATGTTACGGATTATCTTTCTATCGGCACCCAGAAAGTTAATTTGTCTATTGTTGACGAAGCTGGCAGCTTGGTAACTAAAACATGGACTGTGCAAAAGATCGATGTAAGGTTGGAATCTACTTTCAATGATGCATTAACTTATCCTATTGGAACAGTATCTTTTGATTATACTCCGTATGGCGCTATTTCCAAGGATATCCATTTTGTTCTTGATGGAACAGAAATAGGCTTGGTTACTACTACTGCATCTGGCATCCCGATGGCATATGAGCTTCCAGAGCAAGAACATGGTTCTCATTTGTTAGAAGTTTATATGACTGCTGAAATCAATGGAAATTCGATTGAATCAAATCATATAGTAAAAGATATTCTTTGGTATGACGGAGTTACTTCTGCTGTAATTGGTTCAATATATCAAGAGTTTACTGCAAGACAGTATGACTCCACAAATATTAAGGCAACAATATATGATCCTGCAACTGAAACGCCGACCGTAGAAATTGCAGTCGATGGGACTATTGTTTCAACTCAGACATTAACTGAAAGTACGCTGACATATTCCTACAAAACAGATATTGTCGGAAAGCATACGATTACGATTAAATGCGGAGAGGTTGTCAAAACCTTAATTGGTACGATTATAGAATTAGATATTGATGTCTCTCCTGTTACTGCTGGCTTAGTTTTTGACTTTAACCCTACTGGAAAATCAAATAATGATTCGGATAGAATTTGGAACAATGATACTGTTTCCATGTATGTATCTGATAATTTCGACTGGATCAATGGCGGATATCAAATCGACGAAAATGGAGATCAATACTTCTGCATTAAGACCGGAACCAGTGCGACGATTGATTACAAGCTGTTTGAAGATGATGCGAAAAAGAACGGTAAGGAAATGAAGCTGATCTTCAAGACCACAAATGTGCGAAGTTCAGACGCCATTTTTCTGCATTGTATGGATAATACCACTGGTACAAATCATATTGGCATTGAGATGGGAGTGCATGAAGCGACCATTTATGGACAAGCGGGCAGCTTGTCTCTCCCCTATTCTGAAAATGATATTATTGAGTTTGAGTTTAATATCAGCAAGGATACGGAAGCAATTCCGATTGTGATGGGCTATGAAGACGGCGTATCAACCAGAAATATGGTATATGATGAATCGCACAGCTTTACGCAGAATACTCCGCAGATGATTACACTGGGTTCAGACAAGTGCGACCTACATATTTATAGGATGAAAGTGTACCGCACTTCTTTAACGGACAGAGGCATTTTAAACAACTTTATCGCCGATGCGCGAAATGCTGAAGAAATGATTAATCGTCACAATCGAAACCAGATTTATGATGAGAACAGTCAGCTTGATCCTGATGTATTGGCGGAAAAGTGTCCCCATTTGAGAGTGTACAAACTTTCTGCGCCTTATTTCACTAATAATAAGTCAGACAAAGTTCCTGGAACAACCATTCAGCAGATTTATAAGAACGGCGATCCAACGCTGGATAACTGGACATGCTATGATTGTATGCACAGTGGTCAGGGTACAAGCTCTAATAACTATGGTGCTGCCGGACGCAATTTGGATTTTATTATGAATAAGTCAGGCGTAGATGGCATAGACCCCTATTTTATTATGGGTGACGGCAGCAGGGCAACGGAAATTACTATGAGCAGGGCCTCTGTGCCCGTTGCATATTTGAACGCTAAGGTCAATATTGCGTCAAGCAATAATCTGACGAACGCAATGCTGGCAAACAGATACAATACTTATAATCCTTATAAGAGGCCATTTATTCGCGAAGAAGGTGTGGACACCAGCTTTATTAAGGATACTATGGAGTTCCACAACTGTGTAATTTTCATTAAAGAAACAGATGCCGATTTGAGTACACACAGAGAATTTGCAGATAACAACTGGCATTTCTACGCTATCGGAAATATCGGAGATAGCAAGAAGACGGATGACACTCGTCTGACTGATATGGATGATAAGTACGAATGTTGTGTTGAGATCATGGACGTAGAGCTTCCGCTTTCTGATTTCCCCGCAGATACTATGTATGACGCTATGGGATACAATATTGACGATACGACTGGCGAAAAGATTTATATCTGGGCAAAGGATGAAAATTTAGGTATTTTGCATGAGAAGATTGATGGAGAATATGTGCCAACGCAAGATGAACATGTGGACTTAAATAAGACATATTATGTAGATATTCTGGAACACGATGATTTCAGCGAAGATTTTACATATGGTTGGCGCTATCTTTATGAAGGCGATGATGATGAAGAAAATGTAGAAGTATTTGATTATTGCAAGCAGAAGTGGATTGAGGCATATAGATTCATAACAACTTCGACCGATGAAGAGTTTAAGGCTCACATCGGTGATTATTTTGTTTTGGACTCTGCGCTCTATTATTACTTGTTCACTACACGATATTGCATGCCAGATAATCGTGCCAAGAATAGCTTTTGGCATTACGGTAAGACTGGTGAAATGGATACGGAAGGTAATCCGATTCGCAAGTGGGATTTGAGTTGGGGATACGATATGGATACCAGCTTGGGTCTTAACAACTATGGCAAGCAGGTATATCGCTATGGCCTGGAAGATACAGATGTGGATGAAAAGGGCGAAGAGGTATTCCGTGAAAGTGGCAGTACATTCTTCTGTCGAATCCGTGATCTATTCCCCGCAGAGCTGAAAGCAATGTACAATACACTGGAATCTGCAAATGCTTGGCATGCGGAAAGTTTCCTGGCTCAATGCGACGCATGGCAAGATGAGTTCCCAGAAGAATTATGGAGAGTTGATATTGAGCGCAAATATATTCGCACATATACTACAAGCTTTATCAATGGCAAGCCTGATTCTCAATTCCTGGTGAATATGGCAAACGGCAAAATGAAATATCACAGACGACAATGGGAACGTAGTCAGGAAAAATATATGGCGTCTAAATATCAGAGCAGCATTGCAAGCAGCGACAATGCTGTTTTGCGCTGTACTGTTCCGACTGGAGATTTAGCAGTTCAACCTAATTACAGATTAAAGCTTATCCCCTATGCATACATGTATTTGAACGTGAAATATGGTACGCAGAATCCGATTCAGGTAAAAGCTGTGCCGAACGTAGAATACGAGATTCCATTTACAGGGACAAGCGCGGACATCATTGATGTTTACAGCGCATCGCTGATTAAATCTCTGGGCGATCTCTCCACATGTTATCCTGCAACCGTAGACACAAGCCGTGCAAGTAAGCTGACAGAACTGATTATTGGTAACGATACTGCAGGATATGATAATCCCAGCATGACCACATTGACCATGGGTGCAAATTATTTACTGGAAACATTGAATGTTGAGAATGTATCTGGCCTTGCACAATCTTTGAATTTGAGTGCGTTGAATAATTTGAAAGAATTGTATGCGGACGGATCGGGAGTCAGCGGTGTTACATTTGCAGATGGCGGACTGATTGAAACTGCTGAACTTCCGGCAATTAGTTCGATGACGGCAAAAAATTTGACGTATTTATCAGACCTGAAAATTGATTCATTTAGTAATTTGACTACCTTAGTAATCGAAAACTGCAATACGATTGATCTACTGAATATTTTTGAGACGGCGGCAAATTTGAATCGTGTACGCATTACTGGAATCGATTGGACTTTGAGCAGCACTGATTTGCTAGATCGGATTTATTCAATGTCCGGTATTGACAAGGATGGCTATAATACTATGAAAGCAGTGTTAGCTGGAAAGGTACATATCCCGGTAATCCGGCAGCAACAATTACGCGAATACCAAGAAGCATGGAATGATCTTGAAATTGTATACGATACATTGATTGAGCAATTTGCGGTCACATTTACAAATGACGATGGAACTATTTTAGAGGTTCAGTACGTTGATAAAGGATCGGATGCTATTGATCCTTCAACAAGAGAAAATGATCCCCTTATTCCAAACAAACAGAGCTCTATAAGTCATGATTATACGTTTGCCGGATGGGATTCTGAATTGACTCAAATTTTTGCAGATCGAATGGTGATTGCTACTTATTCTTCTTCTTTAAGGAGTTATACAATTAAGTATGTTTCCAAGGGTACGGTTATGCAGGAAAGCGTTGGCTTGTATGGTGAAAACGTACCGTATGCAGGCAGCACTCCTATTTATACATTAGAGGAGTCAGCATATGTATACCATTTATTTAATCGTTGGGACAAGAGTGGCTTTATTGATGGAGATAAAGTTGTAAATGCAATTTTTGACAAATTTGAATATACCACAAGTTCTTTTGTTGGTAAAGAATTGAAGGATTTGACTCCTGTAGAGATTTATGCCATGAATAAATTAGGATTGGCTGAAAGTATCGTACAGGATAAGGATGAATTTTCTTTTACCATTGGAAACGATGTAGACTATGACGATATTGAGTCCGAATTGATTATATCAGAAAAGACTGTATTTGATGGAACAAATCATTTTGATACGGGAATAAAATTGTTCGATGAAGATAGAGATTTTGTACTTGTTATCGATTACGAATTTTTGAGTGGGAATACAACCAACGCCGTTCTCGCACAATGCTTCCAAGCGAATGGTACGAATGGATTTAAATTGTGGTATAATTCAAATTCTGATTATACCGGGGCAAGATTTACCTGGGGTACGACATCCCATAATATTGCAATCACGAATAAACGAGAATTGGTAGTTATCAGGCATAAAAAGGGAGAGAATAACCTGATAATTTATAATTCTAATCTGGATGGAGATACTCTTACAACAGTAAATCTTGAAAGAACCAGATCAACACTTGGAGACAGTACGTTGGTATTTGGCTGCGCAAAAGCTGATGATGGTATTTATGAAAACTATGGTATTGGTAACATCAACTGGTGCAAAGTATGGTATAAAGACCTTGGAGAGTCAGTTTGCAGAAATCTTGCAATTTGGACACATGAAAGAATTACACTTGAAGCGTGTGGATTTAGAAAATACTATTTAACTGAAAACGCTTCTAAAAGATGTTCGTTCAGCTTATTGGCCTCTCACTTATTAAATCGTAATAAAAAATGGAATATATCAAACAGTAATGCGGGAGGTTGGGCAGACTCTGCATTGAATGCGTCGTTAAATGGAAGGCTGTATAACGCTATTCCAGAACAGATTCGCTCTTTAATCAAACAGGTGAAAGTCCCGTATCAGCTTGGATCAAAATCGGTTGATATTGAAACGACAGATTGCTATATCACTGTTCCCGCCTGTATAGAAGTTGATTCTACAATGAATACTGAGCCATATAGCAATGAAGGAACAGCTATTTCCTATTTGACAACTAATGAATCCAGAATACGAGCATACTTTGATGGAGATGATGCTAGATATTGGCTACGCTCTCCAAATGCCGGATATGTTAATTATGTTTATTGCGTTAACGCGGATGGATCATTGTATGGATTTGCGAATCCTTATTCTGAATATGGAGTATTAATTGAGATTTCATTTTAATTAAGGTACTGAGGCCAGGTAAGTTACCTGGCCTCGTATTGGGAGGGATAGGATGTATTACAAGGTTATATGCAATGGTAAGGTTATTGATATATTAGATCGACTGGTTTTTATGAAATATCAACCCAAACATAGAATTATGGTCTTATGTGATGAATCAGAAGCGCAAGCAATTTTATCTTCTGATAAAAATACGGTTTGGCACGAAGCAACTATGTATAAAATACCTGTTGAAGGTTACGATACTGTAACCGTTGAAAGAATTGACGAATATGAATATAAGCAATTAAAGATGCTGCAGGGAAAAACGCCCGAAGAAATTATCGATGCTTTTGTATTGGATTTGATTCAAGAGGGAGTGCTTTAAGATGAGGCAGATTATCGAATCATTCAAGCGATTATATCAAGATAATAAGATAGACAAAGAAGTGATCGAGTCCATTTATAATAAGGGAACGATCAATGAAAGTGAAAAAAAGTATATCATGAATATTGAATAAGAAGATCACGATTATTTGTGATCTTTTTATATATACAAACTCAAGGAGGAAACTATTATGAGTGAGTTACTTAGATCAAAACATGCCTTTGGTAACAAGGACAATATTGAAGCTGCGAAGGCAGCAGGCAGTATTGATGCATATGATGTGTTGTTCTTGAACAATGGCGAATTGGGCTGGATTGACAAAGAAGGCGAAACTGTCATTCATGCAGAACGAACTCAGGAAGCCCACACCCTCAATGGCACCAGCATTGGTGCCTTAGCTGATGGAACAACTGTTCCGGTCGGCGTTACTATTGATCAGTTTATCAAGATGATTTCTGAAAAAGCTGTTCCCGCCACTTACACTAAACCCACTGTAGCCATCACAAACAACGGCGGTCAGGCAAGCGGCAATGTAGAAGCTGGTACTTCTATTACTCCTAAGCTGAAGGCTACTTTCACCAAAAATGATGCAGGTGCTCTTTCTGAAATTAAAATCATGAAAGGCAGTACTAGCGTAGCAAATGGCACTACTTCTCCTCTTACTTATGACGGAGAAGCCGTTGTTATTGGCGATGAGACTATGACCTTCAAGGCATCTGCTACTTATGGCGATGCTCCTGTAAAGAGTAATAACCTGGGTGCAGAATCCAAAGAAAACTGGTTTGCAGGCGGAACTGTTGAATCTTCTGCTTATAGCATTTCCGGTAAGCGTAATCTGTTCTATGGCACTGGCGTAGGTGCAGTTCCTGCTGCTACTTCTACTATGGTTCGTGGCCTTACTAACACTAAGCTGGCTCCTACTCAGGGCTATAGCTGGAATATCAACGTTGATGTTGGACAGCAATACATTGTTATTGCATATCCGGCAACGCTCCGTGATATTAATAACGTTACTTATGTGGAAGCAAATGATAGCGGCATGGCATCCAATTTCGCTAAGACTACAATTGATGTTGCAGATGCCCGTGGTGGCGAAAATGGTCTGACCTCCTACAAGGTCTATACTTATGGCATGGCAGTTCCTGCTGCCGCTGCAATGACCTTTAAGGTCACAATTTAATAAGGAGGTAAGATATTATGGCTACTATTGAAAGCAAGAATTTACTTGTATGGGTTAAAGCGATGTCCAGAGGCCAAGCTTTACCGCTTGATGCTTCTGAAATTCATGAATCATTAGCTGCTGCTGAAGGCTATGCTGCGTCAGCGATTGCTTATGCGGGTCAGACTGTAAAGGCGTTGCTCGAAGACGGCAAATATCATGAGTACATTCTGCAGCCTACTGATGCTGGTTATGTTCTCGAAGAAGTTGGTGCAATCAAACAGAGTGATTTAAAACAGTATGTTCAGGTTATAAATGCGCTGCCTACCTCTAATCAGGAGCAGGGCGTTGTTTATATTAATACTGCTGATTCCATCGGTTCCATTTGGACTGGTGAGGCATGGAGAGAAGTTTTTCGCGATGTTCAGCCTGTAATTGCAGAAATGCAGGAGGATATTTCAGAACTTCAGGATGCCGTTGCAGAGAAGGCTCCTATTGCGAACCCTGTTTTCTCCGGTACTGTTAAAGTAGGAGAAGATGAAGTTGCTCTGAAGTCCTGGGTAGAAGGTTTATTTGCTAATTTAGAAGAATCTTGTGCAACCCCTGAAATTGTCGATAGTGAGCATCCTCTGCCGATGAATTATAAGGCAGGTAAGACCTATCGCGTGGCGGAAGCTGGTGTTTATGCTGGTGTTCAGTGTGAAATTGGCGACTTGATCCTGGTTGTTAAGGATTATGCTGAGGGCACTGCTTCCGACAATGATTTCATGGTGCTTCAGGCTAACATTGACGGAGCTGTAACTTCTACTGCAAACGTTACTACTGTTGGCGAAATTGTGGTTTTTGACTCTGTAACTGGCAAGGTTATTAAGGGTTCCGGTGTTCAGATTGCGTCTTTAAATGATGCTATTGCAAAAGCGCATGAACATGCCAATGCAACTCAGCTTGCTACATATGATAAAACCCAGGCAGAACTGCTTGCTGCTGCAAAGGCAGAAGCACAGGGTCTGGTAGACGCCCATGACGCAGCTGTTGCTGAAGCTCTTGGAGACAAAGCTGATAAAGCTACTACTCTGGCAGGTTATGGCATCACAGATGCTTATAACAAGACAGAGATTGACGCATCTTTACTGACCATTAGTGAGAACTTAAATACCAAAGTTAGCGGTGCAGAAGTTGATACTAAGATTTCAGACGCTAATAAGGAAGTATTGGAAGATGCTGCTACGGCTGCCGCCGAGGCACTTGAAGCTCGTGTAGGTAATATTCCTGCGGATACCACTATCCAGAGCTACATTGACACTGCTGTTGGTTCTGGTGGCACTGCTTCTGCTACTGCCATTGCTACTGCAAAACAGGAAGCAATTGATACTTCTAACGCATATACTGATCAGCAGATTGCATCTGCTCTTGAAGTCGTAGAGTTCTAATTGCCTAATATGGAGGTATAAACATGGCAGATGTAGTAACGACAAAAACGATTCTGTCAGTTTGTGCCACGGTCGCAAGTAAACTGCCTAATCTTGCATTGCAGGACGGCAGATTAATTTTCGTTAAAGATAAACACAGACTTGCCCTTGATTTAGACGGTAAGAGAACATTCTATAATCAAATCGAAGAGCTGGCTACAGAGTCAGATCGCAAAGCGATTTTGGCTCCTGTAGCTGGCTTATATTATTTTGTTATAGATACGGCTGTATTATGGACTTATCAAAATGGGTGGATTCAAGTAACAACGCAGCCGCATGAAATTGTGTTTATTGGCGCAAGCATGCCAGAATTAGGTTCGAGCAAAACGCTTTATGTAAACAAAGTTGAAAAAAATATTTCTGTGTGGGACGAAGCATCTGGCAAATATGTACAGGTTGCGAATAACACAGAAAGAGCAAGCGAAGCAGATATTGATCTGCTTTTCATATAAATGAACGTAAAAAAAGGAGGTAATGAATTATGGCACAGACTAAATATGTTGATTATATTGGCCTTAAATATTATGATGAGAAACTGAAGGCATGGGTCGAAGACGCTGATGAGGCTATTTTGAAGAGCGCAAAAGATTATGCTGATGGTTTAGCAGACAATTATGATGCTTCCGGTACTGCTCAGACTAAGGTTGATGCACTTGCTAATGGTCAGGTAAAAGCAAATACCGAAGCCATTACAAAGCTGAATGGTGCAGAAACTGCTGCTGGCTCTGTTGCAAAGGCTGTTAAGGACGCAAAGGATGCACTGACTGTCGATATTGAAGCAGCTGCCGCTGCTGCTGAAGCTGCCCAGGAAGCTGCTGATGCTGCTCAGGGTGATGTAGATGCATTGGCTGAAGATGTCGGCAATGTCGAAAACCTTGATACCAGCAATCAGACTGTTGTTGGCGCTATTAATGAAGTGCTTGCTGCAGTTGGCACTGGCGGCACTGCTGCTGTGGTGACTATTACATCTGATACCACAACCTCTGGCGCGCTAAAGTCTTACACCATTAAGCAGGGCAATGTAACCGTTGGCGTAATTGATATTCCCAAGGATATGGTTGTAGAATCTGGTGAAGTTGTCACCAATCCTGCTGGTCAGGCTGCAGGCACTTATATTAAGCTAGTGCTTGCGAATGTTGCCGATCCTCTGTACATTAATGTTGGCACTCTTGTAGATATTTACAAGGCGAAGGCAAATGCTTCACAGGTTCAGATTGCAATTGATTCTTCGACTCGCGAAATCAGCGCATCTATTGTTGCTGGTTCCGTGAACACCACTGAACTTGCTGACGATGCAGTAGTTACTGTGAAGATTGCAGATGCTAACGTCACCAAGGCTAAGCTTGCCACCAGTGTTCAGGCGTCTCTTGACAAGGCAGATGCAGCAGCTACCAAGGCCGAATTTGACACTGAAGTTACTCGTGCAAAGGCTGCTGAAGCACAGGCTCTGACTGACGCCAAGAGTTATGCTGACACTGAAATTGGTAAGGAAAAGACTCGTGCAGAAGGCATCGAAGGTGGACTTGATTCTCGTATCCAGGCGCTTGAAGACAAATTTGGCGATGGCACTGGCACTGTTGAGGCTCAGATCGAAGCAGCCCAGGAAGCAGCAGAAAAGCATGCTGACGATCTTAATACTGCCATGGATACCCGTGTTAAGGCCGTTGAAGGCGCAAAGCATACTCATACTAACCTGGCTCTGCTCGAAACCTATACTCAGACTGAAGCAAATCTCGCTGATGCAGTGGCCAAGAAGCACAACCATACCAATAGTGCCGTATTAAATGGCATTACTGCAGGTAAAGTAACGGATTGGGATAATGCTGCTGCGGCAATTGCCGATGGTGGTTCTCTGGAAGTGCGCATCGATGCACTTGAAGGTAAGGTAGGCGATGGCTTTGTTGCCATTACCAATGCCGAAATCGACACTATGTTCGCTTAATAAAACTATACTTTAATACGAGGCGCAGCACATTCTGCGCCTCTTTTATTTTATATTAGAGGTGAAAAGAATGGCTGAGAAAACAATGAAAACGCTTACATTCAATGATTTAAAATATGAAATTGTTGATTCAGAAGCAAGAATAAAAATAGAAGAAATGCAAGAAGATCGGAGCAAGTTAATCGACGCTACTTTATCTCAATCTGAAAAGGCAGCTGATGCAAAAGTAGTAGGTGATACTCTTGCTGAAAAAGTACCTGTTACTCGAACAATTAATGGAAAAAAATTAAATGAAGACATTGAACTTTCCGCATCTGATATAGGTGCGTTATCAAGTGATGATATAGATAAAACATTACTTATTGAGGGTTCTCCGGCAGATGCGAAAGTTACCGGAGAAAAAATAAGTGATATAGAAACTGAGCTTTCAGAAATTACGATTGATGAAATCAACGAAATTGTAGGAAACACTTTGTATTCAGGAGATATGGAGGTGTTATAATGGCTGTTTTAAAACGGAATGGACTTGAGCACTTATGGATGCAAGTTGTTCAAAAAATTGAGAACGCTATCTCAAATATTAATTATAAAGATGTCGGCGCAGCTCCGGATCAGCATGAGCATTCTTATTTAGGCATTGAAACAATTAATTATAATTTGCCAGAAGGCACATGGAGAGATATTGCTTATGGCAATGGCGTATATGTTGCAATTGGAGATGGGCTTAAAGTAGCATATAGTTATGATTGTGTCACTTGGAATATTGTTGACGTTTCCGGATTGCTCAACAATCTCGATACGGTATCAACTGCATTATATGTAGTTTGGGGAAATGACAGGTTTGTGATCCAGATTTATTATAGTGATCAAATATTATATAGTTCTGATGGTATTGAATGGCATGCTGCTTCCTTACCATCTTTTGAATACTGGCATGGTATAGCTTATGGCAATGGAAGATTTGTGGTAGTTTCTCATGGCAGTATGGGAAGTAAAGTAGCTGCTTATAGTGATGACGCCATCACATGGACACCGACAGTATTGTCTACTTCTGCGCTTTGGAGCCAAATGACATTTGGAAATGGAACATTTGTCGCTGCTGCCACTAATTTGGGATACATTAATTACAGTACAGACAATGGTGTAACATGGAATGCAAGCAATTTACCTGATGAATGTTATTGTGCTAATATTGCCTTTGGGAATGGCGTATTTGTTGCAATCGATCACTCCTCCGGGAACACAGGTGTTTATAGTAATGACGGTAGTAATTGGACAAAGGTTGAATTGCCTGTGTCTGCGAAATGGGAATTTATTTTATATAATGGAAACAAATTTTTAGCCGCGTCATCTGACGCTCATTTTATTTACAGTAGTGATGGAATAACATGGATTGAAGGCTCGGTTTTAAATTTTGCTTGGAGGAATGGAACAAGCGACAATCATAAAACCTGGATGATTTCTGAAAACGGAGTAATATCAAACAGTGAGGATGGCGTTGAATGGGCAATCGAAACTCCTTTTTTAATGCAAGATCATGAAGATTCATCGCAAACTTTGAAAGCTATTATTGGTAATCCATATCAATATGGAACAACTCTCCCCGAAACGGCTTCCGAAGGAGAATTGTTTTTTTTGTTAAATAGCTAGTTGGGTGGTGTTTTTATGACAGGCAACTTAGAGGTTACAAGTAGCGGAGGCTCAAATCATCAGGGCCTTGATAGTGTAAACAGCTATGGTTATTTAATGAGTGGAGGTACAGGAGGAAAGCTGTATTTCACAATAGGCGCAAACTCTATTAATGAAGGTAAGCCAGCAGAGATTATCGGCATTAAAACGAAGACTTCATGTCCATATGGGGCACAAGCTGATACATTTAGCTGGTATTTTGTTAACACTGAAAAACAAACAGCTACTTTAAGTCAAAACATTGTCCGCACTTTAACATGGGGGCAAAAGACAATTGATTATTTTAATAGCTTCAGAGATGAAAGAAAGTGTTTTTCAAAAGCAAAAAGCGGAATTGCTTTGCATATTGCAGACACTTCTTATAGTTCTTCCAGTCAAGATACTGATGGAAATATTAGAATTGCGCGCACTGGATCAGTATTGACAATTACCTGGAAAGCATTGAATCAAGCGAAAATATTTGTTAATGGACAATGGATAAATGCAGAACCTCATATTTACACTCAATCTATGTGGATACCTGTTGATTTTTATATTTGTCACAATAACGAATGGAAAAATTAGAATTTTGAGGGAGATGGGTAAAATTGAAATATATAAATTGGGATGGCCTTAAATACTTTCTCGATAAAATTTTAGAGACGGTTATGGGCTTACTTTCAGATAAAGTAAGTACGACTGATTTAGTAGAAACAACGGATGCCGAAATTGATGAGATTTGCGGAGCTGAAGTTGTTGCTGATGGGGTGAGTTATTAATGGCAAATGTTATTATTGACGATACTAGCTTAGTGAATATTGCAGATGCAATTAGAGAAAAAAGCGGAAGTACAGATGTGTTTTTGCCTGGTGAAATGGCTAATGCCATTCTAAATCTTGCTACAAATGCGGGATGGGATGTAGTGACAAAATCCGGATTTAAACCAACTGTAAATGGAACGGCAGAAATAGTAAATCATAATTTAGGTAGAAAGCCACGTTTTATTATATGGAAAACAAATACAAGAACAAGTCCTTCAACTAGCACTAATTATTCTTCATATTATGAAAGTCTATTTAGCGTATCTATATACAATGAAACGACCGATACATATACAACAACTGGTTGGGCAGTTCAACATAGTAGGTTTTCTTATTATTCCACTGCATCGGCAACAACGCCCTCTTATATGGATAAATTATATTTAACATCCTCAACTGGCGGAACATCGGTTAATGTAAATAGTATAACGGAAAATACATTTACGACACCATCATATATAAGGACAAATGCTGGTTATACATATTGGGTAATTGGATGAAGGAGGTAATTATAAATGAAAATTGTTACTCGATCTGGGATAGAACGTTTATGGTCTCATATCAGTATTAGACTCAATAACAAAGTAGATAAGATCAACGGAAAAGGCTTGTCTTCAAATGATTACACAAATGAAGAAAAAACAAAACTCGGCAACATCGAAAATGGGGCTACCAATACAACAATTGATGCGAGCTTGGTTACAGCTGGAGCAGCTGCAGACGCCAAAGCGACAGGAGAAAAAATTGCAGAGGAAGTTGATGCAATGGCGGAAGAAATTCGTACAACTGATCTGGCAGACATAAGCAATGAGCAAATCGATGCTATGTTTGGCGAGACTTTGTATTCTGGCGAGGAGGAGGTATTGTAATGAGTGACAAGCTTATATGTAATTATGAAGATATGGTTGCGGTAGCAGATGCAGTTCGCGTTAAAACTGGCGAATCAAAAAAATATTCTGTTCCGCAATTACGAGAATACCTGGTAAAAGAAATAACAACTCCCACAATATCTCTGCCTAAGCTTGAAAATCCCGCAAGCGAGGCGGAGATTTTTTATGGATATGAAACAATAGACGCCGCTGGCAATAAAAAAACTGGTAATTTTACCATTGATAATGAACTTATCGATCAGAACTCACTTCTTACGAGCATCGTAGAAACTTTAAGAATGAGAGTGCTCGAAGCAGCTGGCATGATTGTTACAGATTACGACGAAGAGACGGCAACATTGTCTCTTTCATTATCTAACGCTACAGTTACAACTCAGGGCGATACAGTGGTTATTACCGGATAAGGAAGGTGAACTAGAATGAAAATGAGCAATTTATCGATAAACCAAAATGCATTTGATTTCATTGATGATGAAGCTGTGCATTTTACAGAACAAGATTTAACCAAGGAACAGAAGGCACAAGTTAGAAAAAATATAGATGCTATTTCGATGACTTATTCTCCACCCGCAAATTTACCTTCCGGAAACTGGGATGGGTTTACCTATGGAAATGGCATGTATATTGCAGTAGGTTATAAAGTAAGCGGAGGTGTAACGGGGTGCGCTGCATATAGTTATAATGGTTCTGAATGGTATGAAGCTGTGCTTGATCGAGTTATGTCATCAGGCGGACTTAACTCTGTTGTTTATGCAAACGGTAAGTTCGTTGCGGTTGGAACAATGGGACATGGAGCATACAGTATTGATGGAGAGAATTGGACAGTCACAGAAACGGGAGAAGTAGAAGATCATTGGGAAAAAATCGCCTATGGAAATGGAAAATATGTGGCAGTTAATTCAGAAGGCTACATGATATGTAGTAACGATGGTATTACATGGGATGAAAAAATTCAGCCTTTTGAAAACACTATTTGGAGAGATATAACTTTTGGAAATGGCGTATTTGTGGCTGTACGTTATAGTAGCGGTTCTAGTCCCACTGTATATAGTGTTGATGGAATTAATTGGGATTTATGTAATACAAATTTTTCAGCTCTTTATGTTACATATACAGGCGATAGATTTATTGCATCTAGTTTTGGAGATATTTATTATAGTACGGACGGAATAAATTGGACGCAAGGTGGTAGTGTTGGAGTTGACGTTGATCCTCAAATTGTTTATTTCAACGGGAAATATGTTGCCGTAGGTGTTAGTCAAATGAGAGGAGATGGATTCTCATATATTAGCGATGATCTTAACACATGGACGGAAACAAATATTGATGACAGTATTGGATGGTATCATTTATTATCTACTGAAAACAGTTTAATTGCAATTTCAGAAGATAGTAAATTGCTTTTTAGTAGCAATGGCATTGATTGGAGTATTGCCAATGTCGTATTTACCAAAGGTAATGAAAATATTACAGAAGACATGAAGAGTGCTATGGGCATTTGTTATAACACTGTGGAACTAAAAACTGGAGATTTTTGGATTGATGGTAAACCTATTTATAGAAAAACAATTGAACTTCCGGAAATTGCAGCAAATAGAACTTCAACGGATGTATTGATAACCGTGAGCACAGATTGTGAAACAATTATTCGCGCAGAAGGAATGGTAAACAACGGTAGCGGTGTATACTATCCGATAAATTTTGCCAATTTATCCTCATCTGGTTATAAGGTTTCTATGTGGTTTAAATCTGGTGGAATTGCTATTCAAACAGGAACTTCGATAGAAATTGCAGGCGGATTTGTTACTGTTTATTATACTAAAACAGTTACTTCCGCATAATAGGGAGGGATATCAATGTCTTATAATACAGACTTACAAGAAAACAACGCTACTTTACAATCAATATTAGAAGTAGCACAGGCTCTTCCTACTCATGGAGTAAATTATAGTACGGAAGAGACTCTTACTGGCGGAACATGGATTGATGGGAAGCCAATTTATAGGAAAGTAATTCCTTTTGGACAAATAAACAACGGTACAATAATGTCTAAACCAATGAATACAGGCCCTCTTTCCTCTCTTGTACATCTATGGGGATATGGTAGACGCGATACAGATTTGCGTCCCTTACCGGTAGTAGCTACGGATATGCCTCAAACGGCAGGTATTGCTATTTCGTATTTTGATACCGATCCACAAGTCTACGTCTCAGCAGGCACAAATGGTGGCCTTCATGAGTCCTGGTTCATAGTGGAATACACCAAAGCAGCCGATGTAGCTACCACTTGATATAAAGAAGGGAGCGAATGATATGGCGGTTTTAAAAGAGACAGGACTGCAGCATTTATGCAATCATATTAATTCTCAAATTACTATATTAGAAGGTAATATGACGTGTTGTCCGCGTAAAGCAACTGGAAATCCTATTATATTTGAAAATGGTATAGAAAACTTTAGAGTGAGTGCTAAAATTATAAATGAATTTGAGAGACCAACCAGTAATGGCGGAGAGGAAACTATTATTGAAAATTGGCCCACACCAGATTCTCCTGCGGATATTCCAGTAAAGAAAACAAACTATTTCATATATTCTGGCATTAATAACAATATGTTTAATAAAGATGCTCTGAATTATGGTGTAAATGAGTCTGGAACGGCTGTTGCGTCTATGGCAATTAGCAATAAAATTTATATTCCTACTCAGGGAGAATTATTTATCAATTTATTCAATGTTCCCGATACGGTTAGTATATCTTGCATAGTATGCGACCGGGCATCTGATGGTATATATAGCTATGGCAGTGTTGATATTATGGAATCTGGATCACCGTATGTGAGCTATGGAGATTGGGGACTTGGCGGCGTAGTTGATAGCATTATAATTTCAATTTCAAAGCTGGATGAAAGCGAGCTTACGTCAAGCGATCTAGCTGAATTGCGTGTAGGCGTTTATGCTACTTATGATCCGGAAGAGCTTACTTTTGAGGCAGGAAAAGGCAATTTCATCAGCATTGATGTGGATAGTGCCTGGGATGCTAGTGCAGGATACTTTGGCATTGTAGACTTAAATCAGGGGATTATCGAGATGAATTATGGCGTGGTAATGCTCTCTGATTTGGTCGCTGAAACTGTGACTTGGACTAAAAACACAACAGCAACTCCAACAGGCGATTCAATTTCATATTGGTCTACATCAGATATACAGATTGATGATTATGATAGCGACTTGTTTTGTACACACTATTCTACCAATAGTATCGGCAGCTATGGATTGGATTATGATGGAGATACACTGTCAATTTATAATGCAACTGATTTTGCTACTGAGGATGAATTTAAAGCATTTGTAGGTAGTTTAAGCGGTATGATTATTTATAAAAGAACCGAGCCTCTGATTTATCAAATTTCTACTCCCAATATTTATTGTTATGAAGGTTCTAATTATTTATATGCCGATGGTAATATAATTGAATCAATATACAACATTCCCGACACGGCATATAAATTTGGCACTTCTTTACCTGCTAACGGTAAAAAGGGCGATGTATTTTTCCTTTTGACTGCTTAAATCTATTATGTTGAAAGGAGATCGTTACAATGACAGGAAGGGTAAGCGTATCTGGTTATAGAGGCCAGAATTGCAACGGCGTTGGATCTGGAGGAACGGCTACTTCATATTATAGCCAGAGTGCTTCTTACACAATAAGCACAGGAACAAAAGGCATCGTCCAATTCAGAGTTCCATTTGGAGACATTAACGAAGGTAAACCAGCTAGAATTACGGGGATAAGTGTACAATTAAAAGCCAACTCTGGCTCTGACGCATTTAATGTTATTCTTAATGGAGAATCCCAAACAGTAAGTATTTCTACGACGCCTACAGTCGTTATATTTGAAAACGAAACAATTGAATATTTTAATAGTAGGCGCGATTCCAACAATTGTTTTCCTAGTTCAACTTCTTACATTACATTGCGTTTTTTAGATAGAACGGTAAGTGGAGGTTCTTGCAAAATTTCGCCAATTAATCAAAAATTATTTATTCAATGGGAATCTTTAGACCCAATTCGTGTTTTTGATGGTACGGAGTGGAAAGCGGCAGATGCGTATGTCTATACTGGCGAGACTTGGGCTAAGGCAGCATGTTATATTAATGACGGCAGTGAATGGAAAAATAGTTAATGTACAGTCGGCATGAAGACGATAAACTCATGCAATTGGGTGATCAGCAGCCCTATAAATGCGAGTCGGCCATGACGGCGAGAATATCATGGACGTGTAGTAGATGCTCGGAAGGGCATTGCGGCTGTTTGCCTAGCATAAAAGGCATCCACATACGATAATGGGGAGAGCGATTGGCTCTCCCCTATTTTTTACGATTTTGAATTATTATTGTGTTCTGGAAACACGATGAACTCTACTATTCTTTTTCTTAATTACATCAAGAGGACTAAAGTCTTCGTAATTTTCTTTCAGATCTTCAGAGAACATTTTTACATATCTTCTAGTCATTTCAAGAGTGCGATGATCAAGTAGTTTTTGAAGCTTGAAAACGTCTCCTTTATTGCGGAGCCAATGTTTTGCGAAGGTGTGACGGAACATGTGAATTGATGTTTTGCCTACCTCGCGATATTCATTATATCTACGAATTGATATTTTGAGCGCATTGACAGTCAGTTTTTCGTCGCCAACATTTGGGAAGAGATAGTCTTCTGGATCAGACATGCCGCGCCAAAGATCAATATAGTCCGCTAAGGCATTCTTTAAGGAAATCGACATTGGCAGTATCATTGCATTTTTAGCTTTAGTGAATCTAATTGTGATTTCTTTATTGGCTAAATCTGCGTCTTTTATTCTGACGTTGCAAATAGTCGAAGCACGATTTCCTGTTGCAAGAATCCAATTTACAATTGCCCATGATCTCCATTCTGTAAATGAATCTTGCTTAGAAGGACGTTTCAGCAGAGCAAGCAGTTCCTGATCGTTATATGTTTCTATTATACTTTCTTGTTCTCCGACCAATTTTATTGCAAATTCGCTAAGGTACTTATGCTCCATGCACCAATACAGAAATGCCCTAACGTGGCGCAGATAGTGATTTACGGAAGCTGGGGAAAGGTCTTCGTCTAACAGTCGTTTTGAAAACTTGAGTATATATTCTTCTGTTACATCTTTGATATTAGTCCGTAGACCCTCTTCGTCTAAAAAACTGTTCCACCTCTTGAAGCTGTCGTTGGCTGAACGTATCGTATCTTTAGAAGCATTTGATGCGATTTTCTCAGCGATGTACTTGTAATATGCTTGTTCAATTGTCAAACTAACTTCGTTCGTTCTGACCATTTTTCTTTGAGTTGCCATATGGGTTCTCCTTTCATAATGGTGATTAAAAGGTGAAACCCTGATTTGATTTTGGGTGTCTGAAACTGACATCCTGATTTAATTGGTTTCTTGGAGTCCTTTGAACGAATTACAGATAAACAAAAAAGGCCAAAAGCCTTGAAATCAAAGACTTTTGACCATTTGGTACACCTTCAGGGGCTCGAACCCTGGACACCCTGATTAAGAGTCAGGTGCTCTACCAACTGAGCTAAAGGTGCATGTCAAAATGCCGCGTTTTCAAGGGGTTTGGGATTTTTGTCTCCTCGTGTTTTTCAAAGGTGACTACATGATTAAAATCAGGAATACCTAAATTTCGCTTGATGACCTGATCAAAATCAGGGGTTCTACTTACTTTAATAATACAAAAAAATGAGCCTAAAGTCAAGTGAATTATAGACAATTTTATATCGCTTAAGACAAATAAAAAAGCCGCCACTCCAATAAAGGAGCGACGGCTATTTTTTACGATTTAGGCACAGCACATTTGCAGTCAGATTTAAAACCACACATGGAACAGTTTACTTCCAGAGCCATTTGCCCAATTGTTTTTTCATATCCAGGATTTTCAATCACATAATCGCATTCATCTGCAATTCCAGTGAACTGACCTTCATCGGAAAGACTACGACGATAAGCTTCTTCGATATTATCTCCTCTTTGTAAAATCTTGATCAATCGATCTCTGCGAGGTACATCAATATAAAATGCGATGACATTAACTTTGTCATTTTTGCGAAGCTGACGAAGGCCATGAGGATTAGCAACGATAACTTTATCATCAGTACAATCTTCTACGGCGCAGCCATAATGCCAACCATTATAACAGGTAGATTCGGCAAAGAATCCTTCGTTCAGTCGTTTTTCAAATTCTTCTTCCGTGATAAAGTGATAATCTACACCATTCACTTCCCCGCTTCTGGGTTGACGAGTAGTGTATGAAACCACATGGTTGTATCCGTATTCTTCTACGAGAAATTTTTCGATGCTGGACTTGCCAGATGCGCTTTCTCCTACGAGGACGATCATAAAAATCAACTCCTTTAGAGTAGTTTATAGTAACTTTAGAGTAACTAGGAATCTTTATGTTCCAACCAGTATAATTTTTGAATAACCTTTTGAACCCATAGAGTATGCTGCAAACAAGGACATATACTGGTTTGATAATAAGGATTGCCTCTTCCACTTAAATACTCGACACAATTTTTACAAGGTGAATTATCTGTAAGTATTTCGCGTTTCCAATCTTCATTTGGATGAAAAACCGAATCAAAATCTACGAACATAGGCATATTATATCAGCATAGCCAATTTCTTCGCGAGAATCTGTTTGGCATTCTTTTCGATAATATCAGCGATAACGGATTCGGTTTTGGTATTAACGTACTCTGCGAAAGTTACACCTTGAATTTTAGAACGGACATCCCATCGAGAACCATTAAGTAGGAAATTAATTCTATCATTGACTGCCTTTTCAATTGCAGAATCAAGCGATTTATAAATGACCTTTTCCAGATATTGATCCATTGCAATTGAAACCTTCTGTTCAAGTTCTTCATTTTCAAAACTTACATTCAGGATAATTTTAGGTTCGCTTTTTTTCATATAAGTACCTCTTTTCGAAATCTAACATTTCACAACAAAAACGTTTCCATGAGAGCTTGACTTAGAATCAGGTAACGTATCGCCAGAAGGAACATCTGTTTTTTCAGATAATGGCTTTACGCCCAGCTTTTTAGCAACATGGTCAGGGATTGGCTTGTGCCAGCACTTATACGGAGCTTGCATACATCCGTCGTGCTCAATACTGCATCCCAGTTCCTTGGGCGATACAAATGCGCAGGGTTTCAGCATTCGTCTGCCTTCGCTTTTGAAGTTTTCTTCCCACCATTGATACCAGGTAGGATAAACGGGAGAAGGATGATCTTCTGCCCATTTTTGGATTGCATGTTCTACTTGATGCATGTCTCTATTTATTTCGATATTTAAAAAATTTTCTATAAACGGACAATTATAAAAGGCACCATCAGAATCTCGAAATTTGTAAATTGGACAATCCTCGCATAGTTTGATGCTTTTGCACATTCTATTAGCGTTTTGAATTACTTCTATAAATTCAGCCATAATTGTTCTCCTTAATGTGTAATACGAGGCTCTTTAAGATCGCTGATGTTTATGATATCTGCTTCCCTACGTTTTTCTTTTGCAGCTTGAACATCGGGCACATCTTTTAATCGAACACCAAAGAAATCTGCAACTTGCTTGGGAATCGGAGTATCTAAAAACTCTTCCAAGGATACATTCTCCATCTTCGCAAATGCGGTAAATACCTCTTTCCAGGTCGGATACGGAATGTAGGGATTGTGATCGTTATAATAAGCAATTGCATCGAGAATCAATTGGGGTTCCTGCAAAAGCAGAGCTGCACAATCATCCATATTGTCTATCTGACGAACCTGATTAATCACACATCCATCCTCGCAGTTCTTGAAGCAAGAGCACATGTTGTTATATTCTTTGATTGTTTCAACGAAATCAGCCATTAGAATCACCTTCTATTCTTCCATAAAGTTCAAATTGATATTGGATATCACACCATTGCTTGACTTCGCTGCAAGAAATGCGTTCCCATTCAGGCATGGATTCAATATCGGGGAAGTAGGTATCTGCATTGGGATACTTGTGAAGAATGCGGGTAAGATATACACAATCACAATACGGAAGGAGCTGTTCGTAGATTTGCCCTCCACCAATGATAAAAATATCTTGTTCGCGCTTTATGAGACTTAGATTTATTATCGCAGATATCAAGTCAGACTCGAAATAGGAATTATTTTTGTATATGGCTTCATGACTATTCGAAGTAATTACCCAATTGAAGCGATTGGGCAATGGCTTTACAGGTAACGAATCCCATGTTTTTCTGCCCATTATGATAAGTTTGTCGGTAGTAAGTTTTTTAAAGCATTCCATATCTTCGGGAATGCGCTCAAGCAATTCACCTTTATAGCCAATGGCATTATTTAAATCGGCACATACAATAGCAGAAATCATTTAACCACTCCAATCAAAGGTATGATTTTTTGTTTTTTGACGCCGAGTTTAGCTGCGAGTTCATCCGGAATAGTGCGATTCCAACATTCAGCGCAATGAGAGCGTTCACATTCAATTAAAGCAGGGCGTTGATCTGCGCCATAGATAAATTCCACACAGATTTCGTCTTTCTGGCACATAGGAAAAATTGATTCAAAATGTTCCAGGAAAGAGGGGTATTTAGGTTCAGGATTTGCAGCCGCCCAATCCATAATGTATTTTTCAATTTCTTCTGGAGAAGACGCATACAATGTAGAATTTGCATATACAGGTTGATCGTAACAATTAAACATAAAATCGATATAATCCAAATTTTTATTAGGATCTTTAGCTTCCATAAGACGTTGAGCCTGTCTTATTACCTCTACAAATTCAGCCATATAAAATCACCTCAAATTCCAAGTTCCAGTTCGATTTGGGGAGTTATAGGATAATAATTTTTCATTTCAAAATGCTCTATTCTGAAATCATAGAAATTTGTGACATCGGAAGACAACACAAGTTTGGGAGGATACATAGCAAAACTTGTTTTAGAAGTCATAGCCCGATCTACTCCCCTGCCATAGATTTCCATAGCTTCGGACTGATGGCGATCATAAATTTGTTCATTAGCGACAAAGTGGCTGAATACGCCAGGAAGATAGTCAGTATGACGGGCGATCATCATGAGCAAAGCTG